GGAAGGTGGCAGCTCAGTGTGCGCCGACACGGGCATTTCGCGGCAATGTAGGTCGCATACGCCATCAGTAGAGTTACTGGAAGCTGGCTGCGTCTCATGAGGTGTGGTAATCGCTTAGAATTTGGTCAATGATGAAAGCGTGTAAGTTCAACACCCCTTGTGCAGAACCTCAAGGGTGAGAGTTCATGATTATCTAGCCTAGAGATAAAATGAGATTGATCTTCTCAGATGGGTTCAACAGTATAGCTCACGTCATATTTGGTTACTATGCATTCCTTCCATTTTTACTGTACCAAATGCTGACACCGTCTGACAATACACCCATTGACATAGCAGAAGGACTAGCTGGATTGGCACTTCGATCAAGAGCTAGATAGCTTGTGCAGAACCTCCTCAATCGTCTGACCACACAGGAGAGCGGCGCGTTCGTGCGGCAAGGTGCTCAGGAGGCGGTTGCTCCGTAGGTCCCTGTAGCGGTGCTCGAGCCAGTCGAGTGCGTGCTCCTCATTGCAAAAGTACCAATCGAGTGGCCCCTCGCGCAGCTTGTAGAGCTTCTTCGTGGCGTCGCGTCGGCAACAGTACCGGCAGAAGCTTCTCGTTTGTCGCTTGAAGGAGCGCATGTGGCGTGGGATGAACATGTGCTTGCTTTTGGAATGTGCTCGCGTTTAGAACAGCCTCTTTTCTAACGTAAAGAAAAAACATGGATTATATTGCAGGTGCCCACACATTTATGGCTGAAGATATACGTATGAAGTTGCTCATGTATCAAGGTGGCCTCGAGGCTCGGTACGGCGATCCGCGTGTGTATGCGGCACAGCAGGAGGAGATGGCGCAACAGGACGCTGAAATTCAGTACACGGAAGCGAAGACGCGCGAACGTGTGCTCGCGGACACGTACAATCGGTCGCGGCGGGGCGTACGCGCAAAACACACGGCTAAGCGAACATCTCGAGATACACGCCTTCCACCTGCTGAGGAGGCCCATCATACTCCTCCACGAGCTGCCTCTCGGCGTCGCGCGCCGCCAGCGTCTGCTGCACCTCCGCCTCAGGCAGACGCTCATTAAATTGCTTCCGCTCGTGACTGTCCGTCATTCTCCACGCAGCGCGCACCTCGCCAAAGTCGGCACCGTCTGGAGGCCGCGGTTGCGAGGGCACGTTCCCGCTCTGGTCCCACTCGCGCACCTGGTCTTCGAGCCGCGTCGTCATCTCGCGCCGTTGGAGTGTGAGGTAGCCCAGCGACGCGCCGAGCCCGAGTACCCAGAGGACCGACATCGCACTCTGGGGTCAGAAGAAATGAGTGTTCCCTGCTGAACAAAGTTTACAAAATCCCCAAAATTGCTATGTTGGAGAAAGGCACGACCGAAGAGCGCCTGCCCGTGCTCTTTAAATTGTGCAAACAAATCACTGAGCTCGTCGAAGTGCGCGTCGACCCAATTTGTCGGCTCGGGCTCTTCATCACTCGACGAGGAATTTGACGACATCATTGCACACTGAATATGTATCAAGAAAATAAGTCATGAGCATGAGCGCGTCTGCAAAGTCGTCGCGCTTCTTACTGCCGAGGAAGACAGCGGCGACGCCAACGTCGAACGCATCGGGGTTCGCGGAGACAAATTGCGATGCAAAGGTCACAGCTGCGGCTTTGTTCTGTGTGTAGTTGCGCATCCCGAGAGCGTAGTGTGCCTTTACGGACCGTGGGCTAATAATCGTGCACCTGTCTTTAAAGCGTTGTTCGAGTAGCGCCTCGATGATGCGCATATTGCAGCGCATCTGCCGCTCGACGACGACGTAGGCGGCGTCGTCAAAGAAGTGCTTGAAGCGCTCGATGAAATTCTCGACGTATTCGACATTCTTGCATGGCTGATACCGCCCACTCGGCACGAGGTTGACGTTCAGCCAACAGCAGAAGCTGCTCGTGCTGAAGTCAAATACACACAGACCCAAATTTTTCACTCCGACGTCGACGGCGATTGCGTAGCGCATGCTTTTTTGTGATACTCACACATTAGATTTTACAGAAGCGTCCGTAACTTCTATACTGATCACGTCACGGTCACACTGCATCCCAAAGCACCGGATCATCTTGCAGCGGCTCTTTAAAAAGTACGTGAGTAGCGCTGCGAAGCAGATGCTGACCATTCCTACCATCGAAAGTATCCAAGTGCCGTGTGTCTCGACAAAAGTTGGCGATGGGCATGCGGTGTTGATGCACTCCAATGGGCACGACACAGACATATGGTGTGAACACTCGATCAGATTAATTTTACGCAAACGACGTCAGAGCGCGGCCCTCCTTGATTGCGAGCCAATTGTAGTGCACGCCGTAGACGTCGAATTGGTAGTCGTCCTCGAGTGCTGCGCCGGTCAGTCCAGGCGCAATTCCATTTAGATTGATTGACAGCTTGGCGTGTGAGACCTTCGAGAAATTGACCGAGCCCGACGGGTTCGCGCCTTCCGGGTTGAGTGCAAAGGGAAATACGTAGATCTCCTTGCGATCGAAGATCTCCGAAAGCGTCTGGAGTTCGTGTGCAGAAGCGTCGTGCGTTACCGCCGAGCTAAGTCCCAATTGCTGCGCGCTATTACCAGCAAAAAGCCCCTGTGCGGTCGCCAGACGCTCCTGTTTGTTCGCGTTCCGTTGACCGTGCGCGAGGCGGTACTCCTCCGTCGCATTCGAGTGAAGCATGGGCATCAGGCGGTTCATCAGGTAATCGCGGTCGATGCCGTCGCCATCGAGGTGCCGCGACTGGCCGTTGAGGCGAAGGTTGAAGGATGTCGTGAGCAGATGCGTTGGAACCTGTGCAGAACCCGTGTCGTTCTTGAGGCGAATAACTCCATACACTCCGTGCTCACCATCGTACGTCCACGTAAGAGGCGTCGTAGTGCCCACAGCCCTCAGTTGAACATGGGTGAGCATGGAACCAAACCATTCGCCATATTGTACAGCTCCGTGGAGCTCGTACTCCCCACTTGGCAAAAACGTATCTGTCCCCAACCCGTGGCCGCTTTCGATCACGAGTTGCACCCTCCAACCAGTTTCCCATCTACCCACAAGCGCGACAGTGTTGCCTGGCGTTGTTGCCTGGACGACTGGGTTCTGGAACGAACCCGCCCACGTAGGGAAATTAATTGCGGACGCGTTGACCTGAACGAGGCGCGACGTCTGCGTTTCTAGATCGTACCGATTCGGCCACTCGTCGAGGTTCGGGTTATACCCACCGCCATGGTAGGAAAAGTAGCTCTTCGTCATCGCCGGGCGCGCGGTCACTTGGGTCGCGTTGCTGTCACCCAATTGGGCTGCCGTGCTCAGCAGGCCGGTCATGTCACTCGACTTGCGAATCGTGATCACGAGCTCGGTCACCGGATGCAGGAAGCTCAGGTCGATGTCCACGGACTGCGCGCGACCCTCGGGGGTGCACGTGATGCGCTGAACCTTGCTCACGTGGTTGCCGGTCCAAAACTTCATCAGGCGCACGTGCTCGCGATTCATGAGCTGTGTCGCCTCCGGACCTGTCACGTGAATGTAGTGGCAACGTAGCTGGCACGAGCCGCTGACGAAGGCGTTGCCGTTCGGGAACTGGAGATTCGCGAGCCCGGCGTCGACTGGTGCGGCATTTGGATCCAACTCGCTGTATCTGACAGGGATAGGGGCGTCTGCGCAGAGCAGCTCCTCCTTCGTCTTGAAGCGAATCGTGATGCGCACGTCGTTGCAGCCAGCGATCGCGGCGAGTGGGAAGTATTTCGACGGGTGGTGCGTGAAGAAGAGGCCGAGCGGGATGATCATCTTGCGTCCGGACTTCACTGTCGGCACACCATCCACGAACGCCCCGGTGATCGCGCGATCCGGGTCGTTGGGATCACCATGGACGAACTTCTGTGAACAAAAGCCACCGACGGAGTAGCGCATGAGCGGCTTGCCCGTCTTACCGATCTGGCTGTAGCCGAAACGATTCTTGTCGTCACGCATAAGTTCATTCATAATGTTCAGGTGCTCACCCGTCAGGACCTCGACGTCGTGCGAACCGACGGAGAATGTGATGCGGTCGATCATTGCATAACCTAGCGTCTCGACCCAGCCCCACGTGCAGTGCGCACCGACGCCAGCGACGCTAGTGGGCTCTGCCATCTCGACGAGCAAATCGACCGGGCCGAGCAGATCCGCGGCCTTTGGGATCACAAATTGCACCGTCGCACCGAGATTGGCCGCGTTCTGTGGGTCGACGTCGCGCAGCTCCATCTGAAAGTTTGATGTGCGGACGTACCCGACATTCGTGAAGTAGGAACGGCTGTTGTCGAAGAGGAGCGCGTCCTGTGGCCCTTGGTTGATTTGCAGCTGTGGTGCCATGCGTGTGCTTTTCATGGGACTTAGAATTTAAGAGTCGACCGCCGATACTAAAAGTTGCACACTGGGGTGCGTTCTAATCTGTGTCTGCTCGTGCCTCGGGGCTATCAGCGTCTTGTTCACCGCCGCCGCCATGGGGTCGTTCATCGGGACCCGACTGTGTATCTCCGCCGCCTCGTTCCTCAGCGCCGTGTTCACTGGGGTGTCCAGGTGCACTGGCTCCGATACTCGCCGCGGATTCTTCGGTGATTCCGCTTCCGGCCCCGTCGTCGAGACCTTCTCCTGCGCGAGCTGTGCTGGGCGGTTCTCGTACAGGACGTACAGGAGAAGGGCGCTCGCTACGATCGCCGGGATCGCCATCGCCGTCGTCTCTCTGTGAGCTAGAAAAATGCTGCAAGTAGCCAGCATACAGTCGCGCGCGCTCACGCGCAAGATGCAAATCGTGTGTGAGTTTTTGAATTTGTGCATTTTGCTTCTCCCACACGTTCATTGCAGCTTCGTTGCGCTTGGCGTCGTATGCAGGAAGAGATATTGCCTCCCCTACATTGCCATACTGCCGCAGGAGCGAACGTGTGTACTGGTGTGGGTCGAGAATGGAGCCCAATGGCCTGCCCCGTTTCGTCTCCGCCCGCGCCATGAAAAAGGGGTCTTGATTCATAGTCATCATAGGCATCTAGAAATTAACTATGTGCGAAGAGCGCGCCCAGCACGCCAGTTTCGTGAAGGCGTCGCAGCCCAAGGCTCATATCCATATGTGTCCGTACCGCCGGCGGACCAGGGCGTTGGTGTCTCAGGGTTGACCGCCCCCCGGGGCGTTGGTGTCTCAGGGTTGACCGCCCCCTCGGCACGAGGTTGACGTTCAACCAACAGCTTTTCCAACAGCAGAAGCTCTTCGTTCTCGTCTTGCTCGTCTAATTCTGGGCTGGCGCGTGGTGAGACCATGTCGTTCTCAATCATGCCGCCATACATGTTGTTGAACTCGGCAACGCTCGGCGCGCGTGGTGAACGTCGTCGAATTGCTGCCCCGCGTGGTGAACGTCTAAATGGGTCTAGTTTGGAGAACGTCTGCGTGGCCTCGGTCGTATCCTCGCCATTTAACGTTTGTTCGGGTGTGGCGAATGAGACGCCGCGTATGGGTGTAGCCCGCGTCGCCAGCTGCTGCTCAGCCTGCTCCGCAAACAATCTCGCGAGGATTTCTGCTTGATTCTCGTCTGGAGCACTGTCCACTAACTCTGGCCATGTTGTGTCTATCGGGTTCAATTGAAATTGACCCTCTAAACTGCCAATTTCATTCCGTAGGCTCACTACTTCAGCTTCCCGCCTGTCATACATGTTCTCCCGATTAGTTAACTCGTCTCTTAGATAAGTCACATCCTTTTCCAAATCGACGATTTGATCATTGACAATTGCCTCGCTAACCCTCTGTTCAAGTCTGTCTACATAGGTATTCACACGGTCTTCAACAGCTCTAGGTGGGTCTAAATCACGCCGTTTGAGCCGTCCATTTTCACCGAGAGCCTCGATCACGCCTAAATGAAGGCCACGTGGCAAATCCATACCCGTTGGACCCACGCTTCCACCACTCGGCCCATATGTGTGTGACTTAGGGGCCCTATGATTCACGCAAACCTCAGGTGCGACGGGCCGTCCTTTGACCCAGTGCTTAAAATAGGCCCATGCCTCATCTAAATTCTGTGGACCAAACTCTGCTAGAAGATTCATATTATACTCGTGGCGTTCCCTTGCGATAGCATCCTCGCGCAAATGCTCGCGCACTCCGGGTAAATTTACAAGGTGATCTTGTCCCCACCACGTCGGGTGCCATTCAGTCAACTCTTCGCCAGGTAGTTTTGCTTTATCGGATTCTTTTGTGTGAACCACAGCCCGTCGTTTTGGTTTTCCAGGTGCATTTTCGTACACTAACGATTTGCCCGTCAAATTAGCCTCGTGTTTGCCTTGCAACCAGTCGTCAAACTCTGCTTTCAAGCACGCCTCGGCTTCGTCCTTGTAGCCCTCGGTCACCTTGTCAAGGTAGACGGCTTTAGCTGCATCATCTCCAATGTATGCGTGTCCTTTATAACGATCGTCATATACATATTTCGCGTTAGTATCATGAGCACCCAAACGTTTAGCAAGATATGCCGCCTCGTAATTTGGCCACGTGCCCTTCTCGCGGCTCTCTGCCGTGCCACCGACAGACCCGTTGGCTTGGACACCCTGCGACGCTGCTCCTGGCCACCAGGGCATTCGTCGTTCGACCAGGTCATTAGAACTTATTTCTAGTCCTCTGGTGGGACACACTTCAGTATGCTCCTCCAACGCACAGCGGATTGGCACGCCGCTCGGAAGGGAAAGCTCACAGCCTCGAACGTGGGCGCGGCGCTCGGTCTGTGCCCATGGACGACGCGGCGCCAGGCCTTCGCCCGCGCGACTGGCAACGACAAATTTAACGGCAACGACGCGACGCGCTGGGGAACAAAGAATGAGGCGAACGGTGTCTTGGCATACTCAGCACACACGGGCAACCTCGTCCGACCGACCGGCTTGCACGTGCACAACGACTACCCGTGGCTCGCGGGGAGCCCGGACGGTCTGATCGGAGAAGAGGGGCTGCTCGAGGTCAAGTGTCCCTACTGGCGGAAGCGCGACGGCTCGCGACTGCATAAGAGCATTCCGATGCATTATTACTTACAGGTTCTCCTGTGCCTCGAATGCGCAAATCGCGAGTGGTGCGACTTCATCTCGTGGGCGCCAGAGAACTACACTATCTTTCGGATCACACGCGACAGCGACCTCCACGAAGCGCTCATGCCACACTACACCGAATTTTACGCGTGCATCGCACGGGGCACCGAGGAGCCCTCCGAACTACCGAGCGAAACACTCGAACAGATCCGCAAAGGTGTGCAGGAGTCGATGGATGCGCACGTGACTTCGCGATACGAGCGTCTTGATATTCGCGAGGAGGAGATTGCGGATCCTCTAATGTTCGAAGATGCCGAACACCCACAGAATTTCCCAAACCACCAGCAGTGTCGCAGCGGGCTTTAAAAGTGCAGTGTCCCCCGTCTCCGCGGCGTGCCACATGACCGGAGCAAGCACTAGAATGCCAGCCCACCTACCATACGTGTCTTTATTAAATTTCATGCTCGGAAGATTTCACAGAAAATTCGTCATCATTCGTTTACCTCCTCGAGCAGTTTGTAACGTGAGAACATGTCCCTGCTCATCTGCCCTGCGAGTACTGTGCGATCGTGTGTGGTTAAGTTACTCGATGCCAGGTGTGTGTGGTAGGCCTTGATGCGTGCGTCGAGCACGGGCAGCATCGGTGGGAGTAGTGTCAAAGCTAGGAGGCGAAATATC